CTAAAGCGCCAATTAATAATTTATGGTGCCCGGATCAACCCTGAGGTACTTTGGAAGATTACTCCATGGACGTGGCTGGTAGACTGGCTCTTCGGAATAGGTCGTAATGTCGCTTTGGCGACAACCTGGGCCGAAGATCAGATAGCAGCCCGCTATGCCTATATCATGGTTCACCGCGTTGAAAATTGGACTCAAAAGAGCACTCTTTTCACAAAAAGCGGTCCCGTTACTTTCCAGTTGACTCGTTCTCTGGAAAGTAAGCAACGGGTTGATGCAGGCAGTCCATATGGCTTTAGTCTGTCGTGGGATAATTTATCCCTTCGACAATATGCTATCCTTGCCGCAATCGGAATTTCCCGTTTGTAATGGCTTGGGTAATCGCATTCGGTTATCTAATTGATGGAATTAGCGAATCCCTCAATATACCGATTGTAAACAATCGCTATATCTTTAGGAGTCAACCATAATGCTTTCCGATCCAGTTTCAATCACTGTTAACGCAGTTGCACAATCTTTGCCAAGAATTTCTCAAAACGGACAAGCGTCCGTTTATAAGAAAACTGATGGTACATTTCGATTAGAAGTGTCCCATCAAATCAATGAACAGAAGCGAGCCAGAAATACCACAAGTGGTATTCAAACTGTCAAGCAATCTATCATTCGATCTCTTGTCAAATTTGTAAAACGGTCTATCGTAGCCGACCCGCTTTCATCGGCTAATGACTACGAAGAAGCTTCCTTCGCTTTGGTAATTACGAGACCAGAAATTGGTTTCACGACTACCGAACTCGACCAGCAATGGGCGGGTTTTTAAGCGTGGGTTGATTCTACGACCCTTGCTAAAGTCTTAGGACTTGAGTCCTAAAGGAGATCTTATATGCCACAAGCAAAACTCAATAAGTTTGCTCGAGCACTAAGAGCAGCTACTGATGCTGTTCATGGTCTCGAATCCGCTGGCATTGATGTTGATCGTTTGATCGGCATCTCTAATGCTCAGGGACCTCAGGCTAAAGTGATTCAAAGTCTACTGAATTCCGTAATGGAATTAGTCGACCAATCACCTGGTTCATCTTTTGTTGAACCTAAACCTGTCGTTCGCAAGAAAGCTCCTAAGAAGTTAAAATCTTCTTGATATTACGCAAGAGCGTTACGTGATAGTGACGGAACTGGAAGCAACGTGGCTTGAAAGCATCCCCTCCTTTGAAAGAGAGGTACTTTGAAAAGCAACGAGAGCTTTTGCTCAAGTGACTATCTAAGGATAGCACAAGCGTTATATAATGACGTATGTGCTAAATGCACCGCTAATGTCTCCGATTTACGTGATCTCGATACTTTGAGATTACGCGTCAAAGATGAAGGACTATCATTCTTGACGATAGCCCTTCCAAAGTTTTGTTCTGACTTCGAAAGATGTCTCGAACAAGGCTTTGTGGAACCATCACTCTTCCGAAATTTTCGTAAGAGTGGAGCAATCCCTGCATTTTTGCAAGGTATGCTCTCCCATGTCTTTGACAGGGGGACTGGAAGGATACTTTACCGTGAAAAGAACTCCGAAATTACTATCATCGTTTCGTCGATTAGGCAGTTTTGCCTTTTCTTCAAAAAGATTAAGCTACCGTGCTCCTCTAAGAGGAACGCCGAAGCTATTTCGGAGTACGTTAAAGTCGAGCAGGAATTTCAAAGTTTTCAGCTTCCAGATGAAGACATTGACTATTTTAGTCGTGTGTCTTCTGTACTTTGGGATAACTGTTTGGTCAGAATTGACCCAACTGATTTATCTTATCGGCACGGGCCTGGATTTACTTCTGAAGGTATTACTGGAAACCAGAAATACCTTTTAAGTAGCTGGCATGAACGTATCGAGGAATTTGTTCCTATTATTGGTAATGGGTTTCCGCTAGCAATAGCTGAATCCTTTCCCTTTAAATCGGATCTCGATAAAGTAACGTTCACTAAATTGGAAGATGAACCTCCTTGTAAGGTTGTTCTCGTTCCAAAAACCTTGAAATCACCCAGAGTTATTGCTGAAGAACCTTGTTGTAATCAATATATTCAACAAGGAATTGCAAGAGCTATTTGTAGCTCTATCAATTCTAATCCTTTATCTTCTGGTCGTATAAATTTTAACGACCAATCGATAAATCAAGTTCTGGCAATATCCTCCTCAATCGACGGTTCTCATGCCACAATAGACCTATCTGAAGCAAGTGATAGAGTTCCTCTCTCGCTTGTTAAGGTTATGTTTCAATCTAACCCACTTTTGTGGGATATGATTGAGGCATGTCGATCGAGTTACGCGAAACTTCCTGATGGCCGTATTATTGGCCCTCTTAAAAAGTTTGCGTCAATGGGATCTGCTCTATGTTTCCCAGTAGAGGCTATGTACTTCTATACTATATGTATAGGGTCTCTACTGAAGTCACGTAGCCTTCCACCAACAAATAAGAATGTACGTTCTGTACTATCTTATTTGCTTGTTTTCGGTGATGATATAATTATCAAAACCGAATTTGCGGAAGCGGTTCTACTTGATCTTGAAAAGTACAACTGCAAGATCAACAAGGGTAAGACTTTCCTGAGAGGTAATTTCAGGGAGTCCTGCGGGGCCGATGCGTTCTTTGGTGATAGGATAACTCCTATATACCTTCGTAACGTTCGACCGAAGAACCGGCAGCAAGCTGTTGAGACTGTTTCTTG